TGTGCTGAACTATCTCCAAGGCAAGGGAGAGATGGATGTTTGGAACTACTGCTCCAGGAATGCATTCCTCTTCAATGAGAACTTCATCAATATGATTGACAGCATCAACATACTGATGCTTCAAGATAGCAAGGATGCCTCATACATCCCATTCAAGAATGGAGTTGCTAAGATATCCAAGAGCAAAGTGGAGCTAAAGAGCTACATCGATGTCGATGGCTACATCTGGGAGAATCAAATCATCGAGCGAGATTTCACCAAGCTGGATGACTGCACAAATGACTTTCAAGATTTTGTCAGCAAGGTGTCAGCAGATGATAGCGGCAGAGTCGATGCGCTGGAGACAACACTCGGCTACTTGATGCACACCTTCAAAGACAAGACCGACCAGAAAGCAATCATCTTCAATGACCAAGAGATTGATGACAACCCGAATGGTGGCTCTGGAAAGTCACTCATGTTAGCAGCACTCGGCAATCTTCGCAGAGTGGTCAAGATAGATGGCAAGAGCTTCAATCCATCGAAATCTGATTTCGTTTATCAGCGAGTCAACCTGGATACGCAGATTCTTGCATTCGATGATGTGCGCAAAGCATTCGACTTCGAGCAGCTCTTCAGCCTCATCACTGAGGGAATAACTGTCAACCGCAAGAATAAGGATGAGATATTTATTCCATTCAACCGCTCACCAAAGATTGTCATCACCACCAACTATGTCATCAGTGGTGCTGGCTCTTCTCATGATCGCAGAAGGCATGAGCTGGAGTTCTATCAGTACTTTCACAGCAAGCGCAGCCCACTTGATGAATATGGTCGCCTCTTATTCGACTCCTGGGGTGATGAAGATTGGTTGAAATTCGACAACTATATGGTCAAGAATCTTCAGAAATACCTAACAAATGGATTGATGAAAGCCGTCAGCATCAACGCAGATGCCAAGCGACTCATCCAGTCAACGTGCAAGGACTTCTTTGATTGGGTAGAGGAAGGAAACCTCGCTCTCGATGTGTACCACTACAACGGCACCAAGATTCAGGAATTCACCTCCGAATTCACCTCATTCAAAGAGCTCGAGCCACGCAGATTCCTCAAATGGGTGCAGTCGTATGCTGATTATAAAGGCTACAACATAACCAAAGGGCGCAATCACAACGGCAGATACTTCCTTCTCGAGTCAGGAACTCCCAAACCTACTCCAGAAGATGATGATATTTGGGATGAACTTAATGAACAAGCGAAGCAATGAAAGCAACAGCAATAGACGAATTAGTAGGTAAAATACTAACCGAAGTAGATAAGTACAATGATGATATGGATGTCATTGGTATTGAATTATGGAACGCTTATAGGGGGTGTGTAGATTTATCCGAGTTTGTACAGCAAGCAAATGAATTATTTAAGGAGCAAATACAAGCAGCATTTGAAGAAGGAATGTTTCACCACACAAATGGACTATGTCCTGATGAGTACTACAACAAAACCTATAACCAATGACAAGACAACATCGACAACTCTTAAAAGACCTCCAGCTCAAGCACAAGATGGAGAAATATCCAACCATCCCACCGCACCTGATTGCCCTGGACCAATGGAATGACAACGGAGCCAATGCACTGACCAAGTCAATCATCGGATTTCTTCAGTTCAATAACTGCCAAGCGGAGCGAATCAATACGATGGGAGTCTATCGAAAGAAATACCGAACTGATGGAGTCGCAATCGGTGGTCAGTGGACCAAGGGAACCGGCACACCAGGCTCGGCAGATATCTCGGCAACGATCAAGGGCCGCTCAGTCAAGATTGAGGTCAAGTATGGCAAGGATAGACAGTCTGATGCACAGAAAGCATACCAGAAAGCCATCGAAGAAGCTGGTGGTGTGTACATTATTGCACGAGATTTTGAAGGATTCTTGAATTTTTATGAGCAGTTTTGCGAATCAATCAAATAAAAGCGTATATTTACAATTCAAAACAACAATTTATGACTACAAAGAAAGCAGAGCCAATGAACATTTGGCAAAAATTACACGCTGCCAAGCAGCAGATTGGAAAGGTTGCAAAGAATGCAACGAATCCTCATTTCAAAAAAAGCTATGCTGACATCAATGCGCTGCTCACAACGGTGGAGCCTATCCTCCACGAGCATGGACTGCTTCTATTGCAGCCAGTGGTTGGCAATGATGTGGTGACTCGTATCATCGACATCGACTCTGGTGAGGTCATCGAGTCATTCATGAGCCTTCCAGTCATCACAGACCCACAAAAAGTGCTCGCTGCTGTCACTTACTTCAGAAGAGGTACATTGCAGTCACTTCTCTCACTTCAAGCTGTGGATGATGATGGAAATGGTGCAGCAGATTCACAGAAAGGAAAGCCAACGATCAATGCAGAACGCTTCAAATCAGCACTCGAAGCAATCGAAGCTGGTAAGTACACAGCAGAACAATTGGCTTCCAACTATGCACTCACTGAAGTACAACTCAAAGCTCTCGCACTATGAAATGGCATCCATCGCAAATCGGGAAGTTGATGACCAATGGCAGAGCCAAGGACAGCATCGGAGAAACAGCCAAGAGCTACATCAAGCAGTGTGCAAAGGAGGACTTCTATAACTACACCACAGAACTCAACAACAAATACATCTGGAAGGGTAGAGAGCAAGAGCTGGAATCAATCAACCTCATCAACTCGGTGAGATTCACTGACTATGTCAAGAATGATATCACCATCGAGAATGACTATCTCATTGGCACCGCTGATATCATCATCGAGCAGCGAGTCATTGACGTCAAAACATCCTGGTCACTCGATACATTCCCGGCACTTGTGGAAGATGCAGTCAATCCACTCTATGAATGGCAGCTGCGTGCTTATATGATGCTCTATGACAAGCCATGTGCTGAGCTCATCTACTGCATGGTGACTACATGGGATGAGTTCTTGAATGAATACGAGAATCTCCAGCTCCACCGAGTAGACCACATCAATCCTGAGAAGCGCATCACCGCTCTCTGGTATGACAGAGATGAAGACATCGAGGCCAAGATGATTGCTCGCCTTAAAGAAGCATCAGAGTTATATCATGAATACTACGAACAATTGAATCAGAAGTAAAATGAAAACAAGTCAATTGAAAACAAAATTCATTAGCGTTAGACTTACTGAAAATCAACATAAATCATGGAAAGAATGTCTTAAAAAAACTGATTTGACGAGTACTCAAATGATAGGTAGATTTATAGATTGGATGAAAGATTCTAATAAAACTGAAAATAAAGAGTTGATTAATTCAATCGCCAGGATGCAAGCAGAAGCAATTATTCAAAGCAAATCTGAGCATGAACTACCTTGGGAAGTTGATGAATATAAAGAATACTTAGTAAAAAAATTATTAAAACGATAAATAACAAATAAAAATGGAAGAGCTAAAAGCAAAAGGCACCATTCACCACCTTGGTGAAGCCAAACAAGTGAGTGAGAAAATGAACATCAGAGAGTTCGTGCTCAGCATCGGTGACAAATACCCACAGCTGGTACAATTTCAAGCTGTTAATGAGAGAGTGAAGTTCCTGGATGGAGCCAAAGTCGGTCAAGAATGTGAGGTCAAGTTCGACTTGAGAGGTCGTGAGTACAATGGCAGATACTACGTCAGCCTAAATGCATGGGATATCCGCATCGAATCAGCAGCAGCACCATCAAAACCAATCTCAGATGAAATCAATGACGATTTACCTTTCTGATGGCGAGAACATTCGGGACTTCATCTACAAAGAGTTGAGGTCCCGACTCTCAAGTCGATACAAGATGACTCACCTGGCTGAAGATATGAATCTCAATTACTACACCGTCAACCGATTTATGAGAGGTAATGGCGTGGGAGATGAGTTCTATATCCAAGCCTTCAACTTCCTAATGAAATGAGATACTTCATCGGATATATTGGCACCAGAAATGAGGGACTTGACAACATCGTGAAGCGATTGGAGGACCTATTGAATGAACTCAAGGGCTGCTCTTATTGCATAGTACTAACTTTTTCGGATGAAGTTCACATCTCCGAAGTAACACCAGAGGAATTCTATGAGCAAACCGCAGCACTTAACTGACCCAATCGTACTCAAGGTGCTCGCTAAGTATTATGAGCGCAGCCAGCTCGGCATCAAAAAATATGGGCGCACTTTAGATCGTGATGACCTGAGCCTCACCGATTGGTTGAATCATCTCCAGGAGGAATTGATGGATGCCACTCTGTATATTGAGAAGCTCAAAGCAGATTTGAAGCAAGCACAAAAAGCCGCTTTAATTGAGTTAAGCAACATGGACAAGTATAAGGGGTAAAAATTGCCACATAACTTAAAACGAAATGTAAAGAAAAATGAAAATAGAAATAACCCACTACGGACACAAATCCAGCTATGAGTTCGAACACGAGGATGTAACTCTTGAGGACTTGGTTTATCACTTGGATAAGCTACTGAAGCTAACAGGATATCATTTTGATGGAACATTAGAAATAGTAAACGACGAACAATGAAACCCGACAAAGAATACTGCGCAGCACTCGCCACGATGATACTCGTGACCACAGTGGCTATCATATTGATTTTTAAACTTATCTTTGAGCTATGGAACTGATACTATCATACCTCGCACTCGGGTGGCTCATTGCCAACTTCGAGCCTCTGCACTGGGTGATTGACCTTCTATTCATGAAGGTACTGCCAAAAGGCAAGCTCAGTGATTACATTCATGCTGGCTTTGGTTGCTGGAAGTGCACCTCATTTTGGACTGCTTTGGCACTTTCTGGCAATATATATACGGCAGCAATCACAGCGATGGTCGCCTACATCATCAGCGAATGGATAGAGAGCAAATAGAATATATCACATCAGTCAAGGCAATGCCTGAACAAGAGCGATACAGCAAGAGAACGCTGAACGTGCTCAAGCGCATCAAGGTCAACGAGACCGGGCAGCCTGACCGTGAATGCTTCTGCTCCCAGCTGAGACGCAAAATCTGGTACAAGGAATTCATCAATTGGTATGAAGGCAACGCTTGACCGCTACATATCGTCTCACTATGAGGAGCTGTATCGATACACCAGGTATTTCTGCTCCAAGTACAATCCGAAGCTAACTATCGATACGGTCATCTCCAACGCATATCTGCACTGCATCGAAATCAATGACAATACAGAGGATGTCGGCAAGGTCAAGAGCTATATCCTCAACTCAATCAAGCGGCAAGTAATTTGGAAGAACGTCAACAGCTTCAAGGATGAGCGAATCCTGGCATCAGAACTCGCAGTTCCGGACACTTTCGATGATGGGGAGGACCTCAACTACAAAATCGCAATCGAACAGCAATACCAGGGATGGAAGTCATCGGTGGACATCTACCGAGATGGGCTGACAGACAACGTCAAGATTGCAGTGGCCAAGGCATACTTCGACAAGGGCCTCACAACGGCACGATCTATGGCACAATATTTCAACATACCAGTGACATCAGCTCACTACCTAATCGCAGACATAAAAAATACACTTAAAACCATACACTATGAAAATAAAAGATGAGTACAAGGGCAAGACTATCGTCAAGAATACCACGCTCGGAAACATGACAATCGTTGTTGACAATATAGATGTGAACAGATACCGACACTATGTGAGCATCGGATTCGGCTATTTGTTCGAAGAGGAGAACGTCAGCACAACTGCACCAGAACAGTGCATTCGATATGAAGGCATCGAAGCAGATGAGCAGACTGAAGCTCCAGCACCAACACCAAAACCAACACGAAAAAGAAAAACCAATGCCAAAGCCAACACCAAACGAAACCAAGGATGATTTTCTCTCTCGCTGCATGGGCGATGAGGAAGCACTCCAGGACTTTCCTGAGAATGACCAGCGATATGCTGTGTGCAATTCCTTGTGGGATGAGTCAAGAATGACCGCGCTATCAAAGTACAGAGAAGCATTCGCAGAGAAAAGCTACTCAGACTATCCTGATTCGGTGCGCAACAACGCACGCAGAGGTATCGAGCTCAACAAAGAACTCGGCAACAAGTGCGCCACTCAAGTCGGTAAGGTCAGAGGGCAGCAACTCGCAAATCAAGAGCCCATTTCAGTGGATACAATCAAAAGGATGTATTCATACCTATCGAGAGCAGAGGTCTACTATGACAACGCTGCACCTGAGGACTGCGGATACGTTTCATTCCTTCTGTGGGGTGGCAAAACGGGCAAGGATTGGGCAGAAAGTAAACTTAAAGGCTTAGGATTGATATGAAAACTGGTAGACCAAGAAACTTCGAAGAGCCAGAGGACCTATATCAGCTTTTCGTTGAGTACAGAAAGAAAGTGAAAGAGAATCCAAGGTATCAATATTCCCTTTCAAATAAGACTGGGAAGGCTGAACCGATTCCACTGGAGGTACCGCTCACAATGAGTGGCTTCAGAGTATTTGCACACGATCATGGTCTTGTGGTGCACGATTATTTCGCAAACACTGGAGGGAGATATTCCGCGTTTACGACAATCTGCACGCGCATAAGCGATGAAATTCGAAACGACCAAATTCAGGGCGGCATGGTTGGACAATTTAATGCATCCATCACTCAGCGACTGAATGGTCTGACTGAAAAGACTGACATCACATCTGGAGGGCAGAGCATCTCTGAGGTGAAGGTGAACATAATTAGACCTACTGAATAGTATTATTGCTATATTTGTGGGAAGTGGCTATATGAGAGAAATACTCGTATAGCATCCCTATTGCCTAAACTTGACCTATGGCTGAAATCTCAATCGACAGCACTGTCATCTTCGAAAAGAACTATACAGCATTGGCTGACCCTGGTGTGCGCTTCATCATCAATGAGGGTGGCAGCCGCTCGAGCAAGACCTACTCGCTTTGCCAAATGATCGTGGTGTACTGCTTGCAGAATCCTGGCAATGTGGTCAGCATCGTGCGCAAGACATTCCCAGCTCTGAGGGCAACGGTGATGCGTGACTTCTTTGAAATTATGAAGGAGATGGGCATCTATGAGGTAACCAGTCACAACAAGTCAGAGCACATCTACACCTTCCCGAATGGAAGCATCGTGGAGTTCTTTTCAGTCGATGATGAGCAAAAAATACGCGGTAGAAAGAGACATCTCGGATGGTGCAATGAAGCCAATGAGCTGTGGTTCGAAGATTTTCAGCAGCTCAACATGAGGACCGAGCACAAGCTCATCTTCGACTACAACCCGAGTGAGTCATCATCCTGGCTCTATGAGCTACCGATGGATGAGAGCATCATCATCAAGTCAACGTACAAAGACAACCCATTCCTTCCTGACAGCATCAAGCGACAAATTGAGGACCTCAAGCGCACCGATGAGTCGCTTTATCAAATCTACGCACTCGGTGAGAAGGCAATCTCCAAATCAAACATATATTCCAATTGGACCTTTGTCAAGCATCGCCCGGCTCGGTTCGTTAACTATGTATACGGATGTGACTTCGGGTATAACCATCCCACCGCACTCATGAGAGTGTATTGGTGCGACAATGACATCTACATCGAGCCGGTCATCTACGAGAGCTACCTCACCACCACCAACCTCATCGACAAGATGGGCGACCTGGGCATCGAGAAGCACGTCACCATTGTGGCTGACTACGCTCGCCCTGAAATCATTGCCGAGATGAACAACGCTGGCTATGACGTGCAGAACGCAAACAAGGTAGTCAAGAAGGGCATCGACAACATCAAGACCTTCGGAGTGGTCTGCGAGGATGAGCCACGCATCAAGAAAGAGTATGAGAACTACAAATGGAAAAAGGTCGGTGACATCATAACCGATGAGCCCGTGAAGCTGTTCGATGATGCCATGGATGCCGTCCGCTACGCTGCCACGCACATACGCCAGGAGTACTACACCGATGACAGCTATTTCGCCTTCTAAACATTTGGCTGACAATTTGCAATATAAAGAAAAACAATGGGAACAAATCTAATGGGCGAACTTGTCGCCGACATGGGCACATACATTGCCAACAACACAACCGAAGTAACTAACACCATCGACGCTATTGTCGTGCTTGAGGATACTGTATTCACATCAATCAAAGTGGCTGGTACAGATGTCAAGTCAACGTACATCGCAGCGACTGGAACTGCCGTGAAAGCTGGTGCAATCATCACACCGATCAATAACCTTCAGTTCAGCGGAGTGAAACTTGCAAGTGGTTCGGTTGCGTTAGTACTTGGATAATGTACGGCTTCGGATATTCACTTTATAACCGCACCCCGTTCTTGGGTAGTGGTAGCGGATTTGACCCAGCTGCTCAGGCATACTTTGCGGCAACGGGCATCACTGGAGCAACACAACAAGCTGCTATCAACAACCTTGTCAAAGGCCTCAAGACCGATGGTATTTGGTCGAAGATGAAGGCTGTGTATCCGTTTGTTACTGACAATAGGAATTTGTTGAGTTATACTGAGGATTTTAGCAATGTTTATTGGCAAAAACAAAATTGTACTATCACAACTGATGCTATTACTGCTCCAAATGGAAGTACAACAGCAGATAAAATGGCAGAAAGCACAACCGCCAATACGTTTAGACAAACACGTGCGTTACCTACTATATCAACACCAACTGCAACAACATATACTTACTCCGTTTATTTAAAAGCTGCGGAAAGAAATTGGGCTTTTTTAAACATTGAAGGTGGTACAATTGGAGTAGGTGCAAATTTTAATTTAACAACAGGAACTGTAGGTATTACTACCTCAGTAACTACTGCTACAATATCTAATGCAGGTAATGGGTGGTATCGTTGTACTGTGAGTGGTAATGTTGGAACAGGAAGTATTTATCCTGTAACTTACATTATGAATGGTGACAATGTATTTACTTATGTTGGGGTAGTAGGAAATGGAATTTATTTTTGGGGAGCACAACTCGAACTTGGCTCAACTGCAACAACCTACCAACCAATCGCAACAACACAACAAGCATTCATTGCATCACAATTCAAATTCAACCTTGTCAATCCTGTTGATTCAGACGCTGCTTTCCGATTAGTATTCAACGGAGGATGGACGCATTCAAGTAATGGGGCTTTGCCTAATGGAACTAATGGATATGCTGATACCAAGTTAGTGCCTTTATCCGTGTTTTCATCGGCTAATAGCATCTCATTTGGTTATTATAGTAGAACTATTGGTGGCGCTGCTGAAACACGAATGTCAATGGGTGCATTTGATGGTGCAAGTGATTCAAGTTTAATAATTCGTTGGAATAATGGTTTTTCATATAGCAACTTAAATGAAAATTTATACACAGCACTTTATACAAATGCTGATACTCACGGATTCTATGTAGCAAATAGAAATACAATTAATAGAGAACAAGGTTGGAAAAACGGAATAAAAATGATTGATGTTGTAAATACTCCTACAACAAGAACAAATAAAAATGTTTATTTAGGTGCATTAAACAATAATACAGCACCATTATATTTTGATAATAAACAAAGTGCTTTCGCTCACATTGCAGACGGCCTAACCGACACCGAAGCAGCTAACCTATACACCCGAGTACAAACGTTCAATCAAGCACTGGGCCGTCAGGTTGGTGTGCCTATCGTTTCTGATGCCGATGCTCAAGCGTTCTTGAATTCAGCTGAAATCACTGACTTAACTCAAGCCAATGCAATCAACACGCTTGTCACTGATTTAAAAACTCAAGGCTTATGGACCAAAATGAAGGCCATCTATCCGTTTGTTGGTGGTACGGCATCAACTCACAAATGGAACTTGAAAGACCCGAGAGACCTTGACGCTGCGTATCGCTTGGTGTTTAATGGTGGGTGGACACATAGCTCAAATGGAGCAACACCGAATGGAACGAATGGATATGCTGATACCAAGCTCGTACCATCTTCAGTTTTGACAACGTCATCCGCTCACTTCTCTAAATACAACCGCACAAATGATTTGGTTAATTTCAAATTAGATGGAAGTTATACTATTAGTAATTCAACTTTATTTCAACATAACTACACTTCAGCAAATGGTTGCATCGGTCAAGCTACATCAACTGCTACATATACGGCAACTAATACTCAAGGTTTGTTTACTGCAACACGAATTGCAACTAATGCGTTTAAAGTATTTAAAAACACATCAAATATTGCCTCTAATACTACTTCAATAACTGCAATGCCAAATTCAAGTGTATATATTGGGGCAAGAAATGAAGATGGCGTTTCACCAGGTTTTTACAATTCATATCAAGCTGCATTCGCATCAATCGGAGACGGCTTAAATGATACCGAAGCCGCAGCACTTTACACAGCAGTACAAACATATCAAACAACTTTATCAAGACAAGTATGAAATTAGCAGACATCACAACCGAAGATATCACCACCTTGGTCGGACTATTGACTGAGGTGCAAAAAGACGAATTAGTCGGAGTTTACTACTCCGATGATTCTATCTACAACCCTATTCAGGACATCGACAACAATTGGGTCATCTCAGTAGAGGAGATGCTTTACACGACCAATCCTGAGACGTTGTGGGTGAAAGACCTTGAGCTGATTGAGTACAAACCGAAACCATCACCAAGCCCTTTCTAAATGGCACAAACAACCATAGCATCACCGCAGACGTTCAGCCCAGCGTACAACCCATTGAAGTTCATCGTTGACTCAACCAACAAAGCGAAGGCTGGCTTCCGTTACATTTTCGATGTGTATGCTGCTGGCACTGCAACCAAGATTGCGGAGTACAAAGTGCTGCCAACCTTCGGCACTGGCTATGGCGAGGAGGACCTTTCCAAGCTGCTCCAGAATCAAGTGAGCTGGGACCTCGACAGCATCAACACAGCGAGCTATGGCGCACCGAATTCATACTACAATTATGATGTGTTCATTGGCGAGGAGTATGTCTATGAGGTAGCCTATACGAGCAGCTTAACGAATGCGAGTGGCAGCGTACAGATAAACGCGACCAACTCATTCGCTGCTGGAGACCAGGTCATCATCACACAAGCTGATGGTGGTGTGGCAAACCCACAGCTCGAAGGACTGCACACCGTGGTCAGTGCAACTGGCTCGGCATTCGTTGTCAACGTGCTGTGGTCCACGATCACGAGCGCAACAATCGATGGCTCGGTGAGCTACGCTGACAAGCGCAAGACCATCGTTAGAGACATCACTGAGCTCGATGATTACACTGTGTTCAATGGAGCTTTCAGATGGGATGAGTGGACAGCATATGACAACCTTGACTTCAAGCTCAACGCACCAACTTCAAGATGGCTGACCAATCAACCGACATCATTCCAGTGCACACTCGGTCAAGACCTATGGCTCAACCTACGCAATCCGAAAGGCACTGACCGCATCATATTCCAAAACAGCAACGGAGCTTCATTCTACAAGGTGCCAAGCTCAATGGATGACGTGCTCCAGGTGGCTGTTGGTCCGAACAACTACGGCACATTGGTCGGCACGGGCTCACTCATCGACAACACTGTTGAGTGGTACGATGTATTCTTTGGCAACGGCTCAACGCTACCACAGCAAGACTCGGTCAAGTACCGCATCTATCTCGACAGACGTCCATCAATCAGCGAGCATGAGCTGCTATTCCTGGACCGACTCGGCTCATGGTCATCATTCTCATTTCAGCTGCGTGCATACGAGCGTGGAGATGTTAGCCGTGATATGTACAACAGAGATGTGGTCGGCTACGTCAACGCATCAGACGAGTGGACCTATACAACAGAGGACTTCGGCTTCAATACATTCAACATCAATGTCATCAAACGCATGGACCTCAACACCAACTGGATGACCCAAGAGATGGCAACCTACTTCGAGGAGCTTGTCACATCGCCTCAGGTGTTCATCAAGTCGGTGAGCTACACTTGTGGTGATGACTTGACTCCATCAAGCAGCAGCTATCAGCCCGTAATCGTGGAAAACAACGCATACGAGATGCTAAACCAACGCAATAAGAATCTGATGCGCCACTCAATCACTGTGCGCTTCGCAAACCAGGATAACGTAAATGGTTAGAATACAACTTGAGAATGGATTCCTCGATGTAAAGGAGGGGACAGTCTTTCCTTTGAACTTCGCAGTCGGGGACATCCGTGACCTCACCAAGCGCAGCGGAGCATTCTCCAAGACCATCACCTTGGTGGGTAGCAAGAATAACAACGAGCTGCTCAACCACTACTATGATGTAAACATCCAAGCTGGCACCTTCGATATCAACGCACTCACAAAGTGCAGCGTGATTCAGAACAACGTGCCAATCATGGAGGATGCGCTGCTTCAGTTGCTATCGGTCAACAAGAATCAGCAAACAGATGCCTATGAGCAAGCTGTCGAGTATGAGGTCCTAATCAAGGACACGAGAGTGGAATTCTTTACAGCCATCGCCAACAAGGACCTAACTGACCTGGACTTCACTGACCTCAACCATACCTTCTCGGCTGCTGACATCGTGGCGACATTTGACAACACGATCACTGACGGCTTCAAGTATGTATTGCCATACGACACCGACAACATCTACAACGTGCGTCAGATGAAGCCAGCCATCTACGCCAAGACATACCTTGACCGCATCTTCGCCACTGCTGGCTTCCAATACGAGTGGAGTGACCTGGCATCTGCTCGCTTCGACAAGCTGCTGATTCCTTACAATGGAGACAGCAACACATTCGACACAGCTGATTATTTGGTTGAGGCAACCATCAATGGCATCGAGCAACAGACTCTGACCAACTCATTCGGCTCTTATGATGACGTGAGTGGATGGACTGAAATAACTGACGTGCAAGGCTCATTCAATCCAACCACTGGAGTCTACACCATACCTATCACCACGAGCTCGGCAGCTGGTGAGGGATACACTGTTGAATATGAGGTCAATTATGATTTCTATGTTGACAACACCAACAGCGTGAATGTGTACAATATGTACAATTCATACACTGCAAGACCGAGAATAGCTGTGAGCGTGGAAGGATTTCAAGACCAGGTGTCGAATGTTGCCAACACTCAAATCATAGGCACGCAATTCACACTTGCTCCAGGCATCCACAACTTCACACCA